GTGTTTCACTTGCGACCGGGTGGAATACTGGCGTAAAATCCAGAATGGTCACTTTCAGTCAAGAAGGTTTTTATCGACTCGCTTTTACGACTTCAACTGCGCTCCGCAGTGCTACGCTTGTAATGTCGGACTCAGTGGAATGCAGTACGAATATGGCATCAGACTTGACAAAAAGTATGGCGCGGGCACCGCAGACCATGTTGTACAACTATCAAAAGACTTTTGTAAATTCAATTCGGATGAACTGCTAAAAATGATCGACGAAACAGAACAAAAAATACAATTCCTAAGGAAGTTGAAAGACATATGGGATTAAATTAATTTTTGTATATTTGTGTAAATGACAGGTGCTCAATTTTACGATTTGCTGCAGCAAAAAATTGACAAGGCTTACAGTGCTTACATAGACACAACTAAAGCCAATCGATTAATTGAAGAGACAATCCTTAGGTTGTGTGAAAAACTGTATAGTACGTTAGACACACAAAAGGAATATGACGAGTTGTGGAGTTTATTAGTAAAGGATGAAACGAAAGTTGTTACAAATCAGTACTTTGATTTATCTGGCTTGTCTAGAACCTACATGCACTTATTTCGTTTGGGATTTACTTTTGATACTTTGCTTGGAAACTTAACTCGTACTTCAACCGGATCTGGTCCATTTACTACTGTATTTACTTCGACTGGTCACAGCGCAAGAAAAGGGGATACAATTAAAGTAGGATCTAATACTGGTACTGTGGTATCGCATACCAAAACAAAATTTACAGTAACTTCTGCTGCTACATTAGTAACAGGTTCTGTTTATTTAACACGTTTCTTTGAGGGTAACGAGTGGTTCTCAGATCGTAAAAAAGATTCTTATCACGCTCCTACCATTTTTACTCCAAAGTATCAGTTTCAAAATAGAATCAGTGGAAGCAATAACGTAAAGTCGTTGTACATTTATCCTCAGTGTTCTAGTTTGACAATCGATTATATGGCTTTACCTACTGTAGCCACCGGTCATATCTTTTTATCAACGGATGCTACAGCAATCACTGCATACACAGAAAAGTTTTTATACAGGTTGGCAGATGAATGTGTATTTACCTATGCTGAACAAGTTCGCGATGCTGAACTTCATCAGACTTCTGCTCAAAGTATAATGATTAATCCATGAGTACACTTGCTCAAATTGTCGATAGAATTAAATCGAACTTAACCGGGGGTATCACAACAGACGAAACTCGTTTCGAAGATGCATTTATTGAATCTAAGATTCACAATCACCGGGCTTCTTATTTGTCTGCTATTTCACGTCAGCCTACTAGAGACAGAATCAACGACTCATTTCTTCAAGTCTACCATATAGACTTATTGGAATACGATGTAGAATGTGACGTGGTAAAATTCACTTGCCCTACTGTAATTCAGTTGGATGAAAGACATGATGGATTCTTTTACGTAGGTCACATTAATGGTTTAAAACCCTTTATTCGGTTGCGTACAAACTACCCTGCCTTGAGTATGCATTCTTTATTTCAAAAGGAGAAAGAAATCGTTTGGGATTACCGAGCAGATTATGATGGTCAGTGGTATATCAATGTTTACAGAAACCCCAAATTGACCAAATTATTGGTTATGGCTATATTTAATGACCCAACCGCAGTTCCAAACTATCGTAAAGACATAGATCAATATCCGTTGGACGGCGTTGCAGAACATGAAATTGTTGATGCGGTAAGTACAGACTTGCTTCATAAAAATATCGGAATGCCAGATATGTTATCTGACTCCGCAGAAATTAACGCCCCAACTAGGAAATGAAAATTGAAGATGTGATAGCCGCCGCTTGCGAGGAACTTCAAATAAGTTACTCTGAGAATGCCTTATGGTTTAAGGTATTGGTCAACCAAGTGATGAGAACATTCCGTTCATCTCATGCTACGCACGTGTACGATATTTTATTGACAGCGGAAGATTCACGCATAACATTGCCTGATGGCTACAATAAATTATTAACCGTTCACCTATGCAATGGTGGATTGTACTGCGAAAAATATGATTTTGATATTCAAAATGACTGTATCATTTTTAAATCTCAATTGGGAATTATAGATGGTTACAAGTTTAACATAAAATATCGAGGCTTTCCTGTTGACGAACATGGCAACTTGATTTTAAAACCAGAATGGGAAAGAATGTTTGTGGCCTACATTGGATGGAAATATTCACGTAGGCATTTTGAAAGGTATGCTCCTGTAATGGATAGTTTCAAAAGAGAATATCAATTACAGCGAGTGGCTAACGTATAAGACATGTCACAACTGGTAAAGTTAATGCAGTCGGGAGTAATGGATTCTGATGCCGATCCTCAGTTGATTGGGCAAGGAAACTATGTAGATGGTGTAAACATTCGTCACCGTGATTTAACGGGAGCAAATGTCGGAGGAGTAACGCCAGTAAAAGGAAATAGTTTCATGTCTCCTTGGGATGGAACATCGATTCCTATTCCTTCTGATTTAACCAAAACCATTCAAGACAACGCCACTTCGTTGGCAGTATTTCGATTTTATATTACTGTATCAGTCGATCCCAATGCTACTTTTAGTGGCAATATTTATCTTCAGAATCTAGGTACTATTTATACGGTTTCGCTTAGTGGTACAGCAAACGTGAGTTTGACTACTTGGAGAAATACATTGGCAGGTGCCCTTCAAGTATTACTTACGGGTGTCACAAACCCATTTATTATTGGCTCTGTTACTAGCATAACAAGTACGTATGGGTATTTTGAATTGCGTAAGAACCCCGCGGCCACTCCATCTGCTGCTTTGGTAGATGATGACTTTTTATTATTTGAAGATGGAAATTTAGCTGACATAGTTCAGAAATCAGAATTTGTAGACGGTACAGGTGCTTTTAAAGTAATTGGAATGCAAAGTGTTGGTAACGATACTTTCATTTGGTCATGTACACCCGAGGTTACATCTGGAAGCCCAGCGCGAACAATTAGTGAAATCGGAGTATTGGTCTCAAACCCAACCAATGGTACCACTCAATACACAACTTTGCTTCAATGTAAATTACTAGGCTTTAGTCAAAGTTATCAAATTCAAGCTCAGGTAGAAAAAAGAACCAATGAAGTAATTCTTTACTGGACTGACGATTTTAATAAACCGCGCACTTTAACAGTTCCGTATCCTTACGTCGCCAATGGTGTACTTATATCAAACGGAGGTAATATCGACTTTGCCAAAGTAGATCAGCAGTTATCTTATTTTGTAGCCAACCCAAACGCTACGATTGCAATTACCGGCATAAACGAAGGCGGAGGTTCATTGATTTGTGGTAATAAAAGATACAGTGGGAGGTTCTTAACAGACGATTTGGTAGGTACGGATTATATGTATCCAACGAATCCCGTTAACATTTATTCTGCTAAAAAAAGTACTCCTAGTAAAATCTTAGGAGATATCCCGGGGACTCAGACCAATAAAAGTGTTACGATTAAAATCGACAATATCCCGGTAAACGAATATGCCTATTTTGAATTGGTAGCAATCGAATACGAAGGACAGACATTTACTTTAAAAACAGTACAGCGAGTATTGTTAGGATCTAACACATCAATTGAAATTACTCACAGTAATAACGGGCAAGATAACTTTCCGTTGGCCCCGGCCGAGTTACTAGCAATTACAGCGAAGTTTACTCAAGTAAAAACATTGAAGATACATTCAAACCGAATGTTCATGTCCAATGTAGTAGAGCAAACAGATAAAGATTTGAGTGCGTGGGCTCAGACCATTAAACACTCTATTGAACAAAAGACAATAGACTCCATATTCCGAAACAACCGAAGCGGTACTGCGGATATGACAAAGCCCTATCCTTTATTTAAATACGGGGAGTATTTAGATCCATTCAACACTTACACGAATACTTCTTACATGATCAATGATACCTATCGTTTTGGTATTCAAGTTCAATGGAAAGAAACTGGTAAGTGGAGTGCACCTTATTGGGTGGATGACATTCGTTTTGATACATTGGCCTACAATGTCACCGATCCCGTGGGTACGCCCGGCTCTTGGAGAAGAACCGCTAACAACATCACTACTACAAATTTGGGAGATGTCGATAGTAAATTGGTTTATATTTATTACCCGAAATTCCACAATGTTAATTTAAATTATATTGTAAATGGTGATTATTTGTATAAACAAATCAAAGCATTTAGGATTGTTAGAAGTAAAAGAATCCCTGAAGTATTGGCTACTGGAATTGCTATTGCAGCAACAAGAGATACTTCTAGTGCGACAACTGTAATCCCGTTCCATAAAGACTTAGCGGCAGGTTATGCTGTATTTAATACGTATCCGAACAACTTTTGTCGGAGATATCGCACGGGTGCACCGGTCGAAAATATACAAGTTGGCGATTTAGATAAATCTGAATTTGCTTATTTTCATTCTCCTGATTTATATTTTAATAATTTTAATTACGCTTATTCTTCTGGAGATAAGTTAAAGGTATTAAACGTACCTTTTTCGTATGATGAATCCGTTTTACAAGGGCAGTCAGTAGGAGACTTTGAATCTGTGTATGAAGATTTTACAGGTTATTTTTCTTCGAGTTTAATAAATTATACTGACTTTAATGTTTCCTATGGTCAGAGTTTGGATACAGGGGAGTTAATAACAAGTTTTAATGGAGGGGCTACAAATGTAAAAAACGGAATTAACGTACCGAGTTCCGGTACTGTAAATGCTTTTTACAGTAATATGCGTTCTTGTATTGCATTTCAATTGGCTACAAAACTTTCAACAATTACCGCAGCGTATCAGCCGTTTAGTAAAGAAGGAGTAGTTTACGCTCAGATTTTTAGAGATAAAAAAGCCAATTTAAAATACCCGATCAATAAAAACGAAAGCAATTACGAGTCAACTGGTCACATGACAGTTTTGACTGGTAATGAAAGGGGCATTTTAAATTCTATTTCTGTATTTGGCGGAGACGTATTTAATCAAAAGACACATATGTCAGTGAGAATGAGTACTTCTAATCCATCGCCAAAAAATGGTTTTGGCTTGGGTTATTCGTTTTACTCTCAGAATGTTTGCAATAGTCAAATGTTCTACGCTGTTCCGCACAACTTAGAGGACGCAGGACCAGGATATATTTTTCCTCAATATTTGGACAAACAAACTACAGGTTTTGGTGTTACTTATGGACAAATGCGATATGCATTCTTGGGAGCGGGTTCTTACGAACGAGTTTACCAAGGCACTATCGGAGCAGGTTTACTGTACTGGCTTGAGTTATGGCCGGAGGTAAGTAATCAAAATAATTACGATACGCAATATAGTTTTATTGATAACACGATTGTAGAGTCAGGATTTGATCCCGCTGTTACATACAATGGAGATAAACCTGCGACCGTAATTTGGTCTCAGACCAAAGCAGTAAATGCAAGAAAAGACAACTACCGGGTATTTAAACCAATCGATACAGTTGACTTAAATTTGAACGAAGGTGAAATTATCAACCACGAAATTCTAAATGGTAATTTGTACACTTGGCAACCATATTCAGTAAGAAGGCAATCGGTTAATGAACCTACTGCTTTACAAGGGGCTAGCAGTTCAAGTGTAATTGTGGGTAGTGGTGGAGTCATGTCCTACCCTGGTTTGCAGTTGTCAAGTTTAGGAGCCACCAAGAAGTGGGCGATGGTAAAAGGTTCGACAATCTCTGGCGGTGATAGTATGTATTGGTACAACGACCAACTCAGAAAGGTCATTCGCTTTGGAGAAAATGGCATTCAGATTATTTCGGATCGCGGAGTAGCGTCATTTTTGAACACATCTGCCAACTGGCTCTCAGATAAAGAACAACCAATTACCGGTTACGGAGTAAACGCAGGATGGAATGATAGATTTGCTGAAGCGTTATTTACGTTCAAAGCAGTTGATCCAACCATCGTTCAATACGCAATTTATGACAGCACCCCGGCTTTGATTAACTACACGGTTGGAAATCTGGTTGTCAATAATGATTTGGGTGGCGTATCGTCTGTTTTAAGCGCTACTACTGCCCCTCGGCATATCTCAGGCATGAGTTATGTATATCGTTGCAAGTTAGCCCACGTAGCGAGTTCTACGCGTGTGCCTGGAACAGGTGTATCTTGGACTACTTATTGGGATCAGTTAACGCCCGAGTCAAACCCAAGTTACTACACGATGTTTACTTTGGTGTATGACGAAATCAAAAATGGGTTTATTTCTTTCTTGAGTATGTACCCAAATATTTACGCTGTTCGCACCAACACTTTCTACACTACAATTCCAAATGCGCAGAATAAGTTATATGTTCAGAATCCAGGCAATTACAATACTTTTTATGGTACTGCATACAGCGGTAGTATTACTGGGGTTATTAACATTGACCCGAACATGTCAAAAACTTATGAGGCTTTACAGGTGGTTTCTCATACAACTCCAAAAAGATTAGATTTCACTACGCGGGACCACGTTTCGTTTTTGATAGACTCAGAATTTGAAAAAAGAGAAGACTTTTATTATGCCCCTGTTAAAAATGATTCAACAATTGCAGGAGTAAATAGTTCAGATACTAGTAGATTATGGGGCAGATATCTCAAAATTAAGTTTACATTTGAGGGAAATGTATTTCAGAAACTTATCGATTACGTCGTTAAGTTCCGCTCAAATCATAGGTTGTATAATAAGTAATTAAAACATAAATTTGTAATCATGGCAGGACCTTATCAAGAGTTAGACGGAAACGTAGATAGTATGCCAGCCGGCAGTCCTTCACCAGTAGGTGGCGGTGGTGGCGGTGGTACGTCGTTGGGCGGTGGTCCATTGGGTATGATGATGGGGATTACTCAACTGGCAGTGGGACTAAACCAAGCCAGAAAAGCAAAAAAACTACCCTTTCCACAGTACACGGAGGGAATGAAATATGCTTTGCAAAGTCAACAAATGGCAAAAGAAAACATGCAAAGAGGATTAGGTTCAGAAAGAATTGCCGGAATGAACCAAGCACTTGATACTCAGAACGCATTGGCTTACCGAAACATTTCGGAAAACTCTCCTCAAGGAGCAAGTTACTTTGGTCGAGTTGCGGCAATGGATAGAAATACAGGGCAACAAAACATTGTTGGTCAAGATTTAGCGTATCGTACTCAACAACAAGATCGTTTTACTCAGGCAAATAGTGCCTTGACGGCAATTCAGCAGCGTTCAATTGAAGCACAAAGATCCTACAAGATCATGGCTCAACAAGCGGCTGGAGCAGCAATCAAACAAGGAAGTGAAAACTTCATAAAAGGCGCTGAGGGAACAGCACAAATGGGAATGCAAGCAGCAAAAATGATGGTATAAAATGGCAGACTTTAATTTAGCAGCGGCTGTAGGTGCCACAGGTGAGGCACCAGATTACGAGAAACTACTGAGCAATTGGCAGAAATCTCGTATTCCTCAAGGTCCAGACTCTGCTGATAAAGCCCATTTAAGAGATTTATACAAAATGATATCAGTCGATAAAACTGCGTATCATCCAGTATACCAAAAAGAAGTTACAAAAGCAACCCAAGATTTTTATCTTACCTACCGTAATGCAAGAGCAAATAATGATGACGATGTAGTTGAGCAAGTACAAACCGCATTTGAAAGATGGAATGAAATTGCAGATAATGCAAAGTTAAAAAGTCCAGATTTATTTGCATTAAAAAACAAAGCAGAAGGGGGAGCAAAATCAGGAATATTTGTTTCGCCTAGTGACAGATTAGCAGCAAATTTATTAAAAGATTCAAAAAGTCCCGAAGATTTTTATGGTAGACTAGAAGCAAATAAAGATGCATTGAACGATGGCTATTTTAATTTTGACTCTCAAAATCAAACTATTATAACACCGACTCACCCAACAATTGATTACGATAGAGAATTGAAATCTATTTTGTCAACTAAGAAATTAACTATTGGAGAGCAACAGATTAAATCAGCAGATGGCAAAACTACTACCACTCAGTCCGTGCAAGGACTTCCGTTGGATAGACAGGATGCTCGTAAACTGAGAAATTACTATTTGGATAATACAGGCGAGGATCCAGGGGAAGAATATAAATATAATGCTTACGATGTTGGAAAAGAATCTTATTGGAAAACAGATCCAATGATTAAGCAACAATACAGAGCAACCCACCCTGAGTTTAAAGCACTGAGTGACGATGCACTTTACAATGAATTTTATAAGCAGCACGTCATTCCAAACACCCCAATGGTGGAAAAGACTGTTTCTTTGTATGCTGGACCACGAACTAGTCTTTATGTAAATACTGCTGAGACTAATGAGCCGGGTACTTTCCAAGGTAGTGCTACAACATTTACCTACGCTAATGGCAAAACAATCAACAGTAAGCGTACAACAGCATTATCAAAAGATGCAGATGGCGTTGCTGTACAATGGGCAGCCAATCAATATGCAGTAGATAAAGCAACAGGATTACCAGCGTTTGACGCTAGTGATACTGGTAATTACAATTTCAAGATTGCTAACGTAATGGTTTTGCCTTGTATTAAGGCAAAAGATGCTAGTGGAAGAATCTATTGGAAACCTTTGGATGCGACGTCAGAATCTGAAGTACAAGCCAACGGTGAATTAGCAAAAGGCTTACGTTACTTGCCATTTGCTGAGGCCACAATTCAAGAATTGAACATCTCGGCTCTTCCTACGGTAGGTGGAAAGAACATCTTGATGCCTTTGTATGAAGACGGTACTGTTAAAAAAGTAAATAATAGCAATGACCAAGGTTCTGCGTTGTTGGGTGCTTTGTTTACCAACAGAAAACTAAACGAAAAAGAAAGCATAAACTGGCGCACTGAGTGGAATAGAATGTCTAAACTCTTCAAGTAATTGCCTTAAAGTTATTCGTTTAAATCTTATCTAGGTTTATTATATTTGTAATATGCCTGAAGATAAGAAACCAACTCCTGCTGCCGCAACTCCAACGCCTAAAATCGGGCCGTTAGGCAAGGCGCCAGAAGATCCAAATATGGTTAAACCTGCTAACCTTGGTTCTATTGGTTTTGATAGTGTACCAACAACTGTTAAAAAACCACTCAGTAAAGAAGGAGTAAAAGTAATCAATAAAGCCGTAAATCAAGTTCGGCAAGCAGAACAACCGATGTCTACCGCGGCAGAGTTGGAACAACTCCAGGCGACTCGAGAAAAAGAATTACAAATTGCCAAAGAGCAAGGTTACAACATCCAAAACTTATTCAATTCGGCAAAGAACAATTTCGGTAAGGTAAGAATTGGCAACGAAGACATCACAAGCCCCGCTGAGTTATTAGATGCTTTACAGGACAGAAACAAAAAAGAATTATTCTATTTTGATAACCGTCATGCCCTAGTAAATAACTTTGATATTTACACGCTTAATGATTTAGATGCAAAGGTTTCTGGTGGATTAACTACAATTGAAAAGAGTAATTTAAAAGCACTTCCAGAAAAAACAATCTTCGATTATACAGAAGTTAAGGCTCCTACTTTTGGTCAGCCGGGTTATCGCCCACAAACTGATCCAATGGGAGGCAGTCAACTTGACCCTCAGAATAAATTTGAGTTAGGTCAAAAGAATTACAGCGCGATTCAGACATTCAAAAAAGTTGTTGCAAACGGATTGAACGTAACCGCTGATGGAACCAAGTTAAACTCATACCAAGATTACTTTACTTACTTGGCAGACCCTCAGCAGAGAGATGCATATGGACGTAAGTACAACAAGCAACTATCAAATTCTGAGTTAGTATCTGCGAGCAATATTCTTAAAGCCAGTCAGATATTACTTGACGGTGCTTCTACCGTGGCGTTAGATTATATGAAGCGACGTGTAATGGATGATGTTCGTGTTAATACCGCGGACGATCACATTTCAACTACATTGTTGGGCAAGACTGCTACGGTTTATGACGAGGACATAGAGAATCCAAAGAGTTTGCCGGCCCTTACCGAAGATGATTTAGGTCGTGTGGTGTATGAATATGAAAACGGAAACGAGATAACTTTGAGTGTTGGCAACAACGATAAAAATTTACAGGACAAAACTGATTACACGTATAAGGATTTAGTAAACTACTATTCTAAATTAGGTTTGACCGGGGATGAAATCGATGCCAAGTTTGCCAAGTACAAGCAAAATTACATTTACAACCAAGCAAATGGCAATTTACAAATCAAACGTAATGCAGAAGGTTTCTTTGAGAATGAAAAAGGTCAACTGATTTCAAAGTACGATCAATCTAAAGAACAGCGCGCACGTACTGAAATGTCAGATGTTGACAATCAGATAGCAGACTTGTACGATGAGTTGAGAGGGATCTACGAATCTCGACGGGCTGGGGCTTCAGAAATCGATAAGAAAGCATACGGTCCAACGGTAAGCAAATCTGTATTTGCTAGTAGTCCCACTCTAGGATTAGATGGACAACAGATCAAACGCATCAGTGCCATCAACACATCGATTGCTAAACTCAAGCAACAGGCTGGTTACAATGCTCCAGAATTCTTTGATCCTAGCGGTAAGAGAATTGATCAACCTGAGCAGTTACAGCAAATAAAGAAAATCTACGATCAAACTCTTGAAGAAGAAAAAAAGAGTGATATTGTATACTTAAAGCAAACGAGAAATGCTTTGTACGAACAACTCGATATACTTAAGGAGAAGATCGACAAAATCAAAAGCGTTACTAGTAAAATAGAAGTAACGGCTCCAGAAGGATTTGAATATGACAACACTCCATATTTTATTAAGTTAACCAGGGCGTTTACTGGCATACTTGGTCAAATTGATGTACAACAGTCAGATACCCAAAAAAGTAACGACGCATATTTAGGTAAGTTGCTTGATCAATACGGGGATTTAAGTGCAAGAGTTAAAGCAACCAACAAATTAATCTACACCAACACTGATTTAACAAAGCAATCGGAAGATGGATGGATTAAAACATTTGGAAAATCAACAGCAAAGCAGGTGGCTGAAACATTCACGGGTGATGTCTACAATACAACAAACGATGAAATCGAGCAGACGGCCAACTTCTTAACTGAAAATGGATACTACGTAAGCCCCGAAATCAAAGAAAAACTGAACACTATTTACGAGAACAAAACAATTGGAGAAGGCTTTTTGGAGTCATTGAAGATTGGTATTGAAATGAGTGGCTATTCTCGTGGCGGTGCAGCGGAGTTAAAGAATATTTTTACCGGTCAAAAAGCATTGTTGTTACGTTCTTATATGATGAGTCGTTATGGACAGACTGGCTCAGCCGCATTCAACTTGATGGAAAGCGCCGTAGTAAAATACGGAGTACCAATCTTTTCTTGGGAGGCGTCAGGACAATCTGGTAGTGGTGCTGTCGCAGAACAAGTCGGAACTCAGATGTACGACAAGTTAACTGGAGTGATGAAGTTTGGAAATTTGATCCCATCAAATATCTTTGGTCGTTTGATGTATACTGCCGGGCGTACACTTTTTGGTACGGGGGGTCAGATGACAGAAGAAACTTTCTCTAACACCTGGTCAGTAATGCAACAAAATGGCTTTGACATCATTGATGCCGTGAAGAGAGCCTACGGTGATACAGAAGACGAACGCTTATTGAATTTACGTGCTACTGCAACTTTGTGTTTCACAATGTCAGCATTGAACCTAGAAAATGTAGATTTGGTATTGAAAACCGATCAACAATTCAGAGCACACCTTGATGCTTTAGGTACACCTCCAAGTGCAGTAGATACTGAAATTTTGCGTATGCTTAACGAAACAATTAAGCATAGTGAATGGGATGAAACGAAAACCCCACAAGTAGTACAGGCGGCCGGAACTACAATGTCTGGCGATGTTCCTGTTACCGCTCCTTCACCAACTGCTCAAAACAACATTGAAGGAAGCAGTGCAACGGCAAGTGCAACCCCTAGTTCAAGCGAAACTGATGTCAAAGTAGAAAAGCGTCAAGGTAACTTGGGTGAGATATTCTACGTAGCAGAAAACAATGGCGCGATCGACGGCCGGGTATCATACAGATACAATGCTGAAACAGGAGCACTCGAAGCCAAGGGATTGACTTCTACTTCAGATGGCTTTGTTTCATTAAATGAAGCAACTCAAAAGCATATCGAAAACAAATCGATTACCAATGGTATTGCCCCTGCTGCCAAAGTAGAATCATTGGCAAAGCAAAACTTAGGAATCACCGAAGAGCAGACAGAAAATCTGCCCGAGGATAACAATGTCTTGTATCAGACACCCCAAAACGAAACCGGGCGTAGGAAACAAGAGCGGGTTGATAAAACCGTACAAAGCGCAGAGAAGCGATTCAATGCATCTTTGGCACAAAAAGCCCAACGTGTGTTAGGATTGTTTACTGGCGTTGCTGAAAACGTAGACGAAACCGATACTAAGGTTAGACAGAAGATGTCTGACTACCGCAATGCCATAGGAAATAAATTGCGTGTGAACTTGAGTTCCTTCTTCATCGACGGAAAGGCTGTAATCACAAATTTGGTTGGTAAGAAGATTGGCAAGGTTGCCGATTACACAAGTGCATTGTTGAGTGACTTTGATAAGTCGTTTGATGAAACAATTGATACTGACCTAAACACAAATCAGCCGGTTACTCGTAGGAAGTCAGGTAACGTAATTGACAAATTAAAAGAGGGTATCGCGCGTTCTAATTTCTTTAACGAGAAATTACGCCCGTTGGTCGATGCTGGTAAAATGACAGAGGAAGAAGCCATTAATAATTTGATGGCTGATATGTTGTTGAACAACGTCAGTGTTGTAAAAGACATCTTTGGAAATGACGCCCCGGCCTACGAGGCATTCAAGTCAATGCGTAAAGACTTTAACAATTACGTAGCAAATAAATACACAGGCTCAAATTCTTTTAGTTCCAATGAGAACTTCTTACAGAATACTATCATGTCAGATAGTACCACCAAGAACAGAAAGAGTGACTATAATAAAAAAGCACAGGACGTTGCGAATGCTCAGAACAGACGTAACGAGATTGCTGCTACATTATCTGATACAGGCCAGGGCGTAGATGTCGCGCAAGTGGACGGTGTCAGATTCTTAGATAACGAAATCACCGCAAAAGAGTACTTAGACAACAACAATGTAGACACAGCAGGTATGACTCCCGATCAAATGATTGCGGAGGCAGAGAAACTTGCTAACTCTTCGGTTAATATGGACACGTACAAGCAAGCGTTGTCTTTAGAAGAAGAGAACCAAGCGGCTAAGAAAAAGCATGTTGCTGAGTTGAATAGAATGGCAAAAGGAGTATTTGGTATTAAAACCAACAACCCCTTGCGCAGACGTAAGATGATTAAGCAAAGACAGTCTATTGCAGCGGTATCTTACGCCTTACTAAAGTCGAACGCGCATCGCGCGGGCATGAGCATGTCAGACTTTATGAAAAATGCAGTAGAGTTCAAAAAGTATACTGAAGTTGCATTCAACGCTTTGATTCGTCAGAACCAAAATGTAACTACGCTTTACCAAGCAATTGGTAGAGTAGGAGCAGAAAAACTCGGTGCCGATTTCAGCAAAGCATTTGAACTCGAAGAGCAGGGCTTCACACAGGAGCAAGTCTTACAGATGACAGGCTTCACTAAAGATGCCAACGGTGAGTACGTCTATCAAGTTCCTCAAACGGCTGTACCAAAACTAGGTACATTCAACGGAACAATGTTCAATGAGATTGTTCAAAAGGTATTTCCAAACTTCCCGGCAATACAAACAACGGTTTCCAAAAAGAAATTCCTTCGCTTCAATAATGTAAATAGTGGCACTTATACTATGGGTGACCTGTATATGAGTCATCCTGTGTTTGATGCGTACCCAGACGCGCGAAGCGTATCGGTTCAAGTGATCAATAAGCCCGGTGCTGATCCGTATCTTTTTGTACCAAATGCTTTTTACAAAGAAGGTAAGGGTTCTACTCCTGGTAAGATTGTAATAAACACCGCCTCACTTCCTCAGGGAATGACGGGTGCTGATTTAGAAATGGCAGTTGCCGGGCAGTTTCAGAATGCCATTCAGCACATTGAAGGCGTATACAATCGCCCTCAAAAAGATGCTTTCATAAACCCAAACTCAGTAAGAACAGCGATCAATACTTTGCGTTTAAATGAAGAGGCGACTAGCGATGACGTAGAGTTTATGAATTCTATGCTCGATGCTTTCCAGAATGCAAGTATCTTCCAGTTCAGTTCGTATCGCAGTGCATTCGCAGATATTGCCAACATATTGATTGGGCGTAATATGATGAGTGAAAAGGCATTGGATGTAAACGACGAGTATTCACCAATTTCTTTACTTGCTCAAAAGTATGGCTTAAACGATTCTGAAACGAAAGAGTTGGCAACCCAGTTCACCAACGCAATCAATAAATTAGAGGCAGCGGACAACCTTGACGCTTCATCTCCCAATAAAACGAACAACGTCATGAGACTTTGTTTGACTTTGTCGGGGTTAAATGAAAGTCAATTAAACAACTCAGAGTTGTCGGTTAAAGAAGCAATGAATTTGCTTGAGGCAAAATCATCTTTGACCAACGCGATCTTCAAGAATTTGTTCGAGGGGCCTCAGAGCCTAACTCAAGTGGAGAAAGACTTACTCGCTAAGAACCAAGATCAAGTATCTCAAATCAATCCAAGTCCAAAATTAGAAGCAACCTACAGTGATATCCTAGATGGCTACGCAGATTTCGCAGAAGTTTTAAAAGATGTTCAACCTTATATGCAATACTTGGATGAGAACGCCAAGGCAAAGTTGCAAGGGTTAATTGATTTGGTAGAAAGGTTAAAGAACAATCCATTCAAGATTTTTGAGGCTGCTGATTTAGTAGCGGCAGTTGATAAAATCACAAAGGATCTTGATGCTAAAGTAAGTGATTTATATAACATAGATAATTTTGAAAAAGCAGAACCAATTGAACAAGCAATTGTTAATATAAACGCTGCTTGGGATTCAATACAGCAGATTCTACAAGGAGTAACGGAAATATCATCTGCAATTTCGTTTGGGGATCAGTTAGTAACGTCACAATTCAGTAACCAAGAATCATTTTACCGTGCTTTCCCGGGTATCGACAGCGTTGAGAATGGAATTTTCGATCCTTACAAGCCGGTATCAGAATTTTCAGAAAGCGAGTTGAAAGGCTTATTGGTTCCGAACTACATGTCAGAAGCAGACTTCGGCAAGAAGTACGAAGCCTTTAAAGTAAACTCAAGTGCATTTAAAGGAAGCGTAGCGGATAATTTCATCGGTAAGAAAGAACTTACTACCGCGGCTAAAAATCAAGCATTAGTAGAAGCAAAAGTACAGGAGTCAATTGCTCGTAACATAGGCACGCAGTTTTACAACAACATCGATAGGGCTTTTGCTACCTTGATGGTTGATCCAAAGGTAAATAAAGTCCAAAATCCAGTTGAGGCTTGGGATGGTTTACTGAATAAGTACGGAGCCAATCAAAAGGAATTAGCGTTTATGGGTTGGGCTACCTTCAAAAGCGAAAACGCAGTTGATGGAAAATTGACATCCGCACAAGTTGAAAACTGGATAAACAGTAATCGAATGAATTTGGGTGTCTTTGATCCTAAGTCTATTGAAGATCAAACAAATGTTAAAGAGGTTTATTTGTTTAGACCAGTAATGGATGAACCTTATTTGGCAACAGGCATATTAGAGTCAGGGGAATATTTTGAAATTCAGGTTAACCCTACAATGATTGAAAATCTGAAATCAGAATTGAATAATATTGTTGATCAAACGTCGGATGAGTTTAAAACCTACAAGCAAGAATTTGAAAAACTTGCTGCGATGGGTACGATAAACCCCGATGTACCATCAATGAAACAAGCAATAAAATCTGTATTAAATGCTAGGATTCGTGCAATCAGGTCCATATATGAAGGTCCTGATGAAAAAGACAAAGATATTGTTCCAAACATTATAAATAAATATGAAGAAAATACGATATACTCTGGTGAACTTGATACTTACGGTAAGCCATTTCAAAACAAAAGTTATCACGAGTTATTGATTTCTTATCCAAATCGTTCGGTTATTAAATCAAATGAAGCAAAGGCAGAGTTATTAAAAACTTTGAATCAACTACAGGAATTTGAAAAGCAAAGAACGGCACAGAATGCAGCTAATACGGATAGTGAAATTCTAAGTCTTAGAAATAAAATCGACGAATTAAAATCCGAAATTGATATACCCAACAATTTTAGTCATAACACTGGAACGCAAGCAAATCACTTTGCTGATCCCAATGTTCAAGTGCATGCCCGAGTAAATATTCAAGTCGATGAAGAAGGCACTCCATTACTATTCATCAACGAAATACAATCTGATTTAGGGCAAAATATCAATAAAGAGACTACTTATTTACTAAACAAAAAAGTTGCTGAGATTATTTTGGGACGTAAGTTAAGTGACAAAACAGATAATCCATTAGATGATGCTGGTATTCAAATCGCATTGAATGATGTAAAAATTAAAGAATGGCGTAATAACAACAACGACGAAGTTAAAAGCCTAGGTAAAGAAATAAAGGATGAGTATAAAAGGTATAGTGCACTTAATCCTGATCGTTATATTTATGTCGCTTTAAAACATGCAATCAATTTTGCTATTGAAAATGGGATTACTAAAATTCAAATGAATCGTCCACAGTTTGCCGGATTATCAGTAGGGGCATTAACTAATCGACAATCTAAAGGATTAGAATTCAATTATAATACCGTCATTCCTAATGCGATTAAAGAACTCCGAAAAACATTAATGTTTGATGATCTTAAAAATACGACTAATGGAACAATTGGTAAAAATTATGACCCTTATGATTTGCCTACAAGTGAAAAATTAGGGGAACTTTTTTCATCTTTGTATTCAGCGGAAAAAATAGGGTTTGCTGATCAATTAGCCAGAGACCCTAATAACTTGGAGTGGAGAGATTCGTTACTTAAAACTGAGTATGGCTTTAATGATTTTGAAATAAGTCAGCCAGGTATTACTACACAAAAGGGGTTTATAAATGTTGGTCAGACTCAATTAGATTGGGTAGCATCAAATTTTGGAAATCCTTTGAGTGGTATAACTACAGAAGAGGTTCTCGATACTTATGGGGAGGATTTTAAAAATACATTCGGGCGTGAAATGACAAAGAAGGATGTTGACCAATTGATGACAGATCCTCGTTTATTTACCTTGCAAAATGTATTCAAGCAAGCCTATACAAATCAAAACGATTTTATCACAATCAACATTACAGAAAAAACCAAAGATATCGTTGCTGCGGGTATGGCGTTGTTCCAGCAAGATCAGGCAGGTGCACATGGCGCCACTGTATTCCAAGACCATGGTCCGACCATTATCGCAGCGTTGACAGATGCCAACTTCTCTACTCCATTACACGAGTTGGCTCACCTTCGTGAGAAGTACATGACTCCCGAGGAGAGATTGATTGTTATGGAAGCGGCCGGTCATGACACTTGGTCTAGAGAAACTTCTGAATACTTCGCTCGGGGCTTTGAAAAGTATCTGTACGAGGGCATCGCGCCAAGTTCTAAACTTGCAAAGGCATTTGAGAATATGCGTAAGTGGATGTTGCAGATTTACGGATCGGTTAAAGGTTCGGACATCGACATTCAGTTGACTCCAGAGATGCGTAGAATCTACGATGCAATGTTGGGTCAGGCCAAAACAACTGCTGTAGCAAATAAAATCGATATAGACAAATCAATTTACGACGAAATTGCTGTTTTTGCCGACGAAATCAAAGCGAACCCAGAGTTTGCTGGGATTACTGACGGTGAAATGTACAGTGCCTTATTGAAAAAAGGGTTTGACCCGGTTGATTTGCAGGATTATTTCGCGTTGCGTTCTCGTAAAAACGTGCCGACTCAGATGGAAAACAAAGGTCAGTTCCGTGATGAGGCCAATACCATTCAGAACGAGCAAGAAACAATGCGTACAATTCGTGATGAAAAGGCGTTGACCGAGGAAATCGAGAACATTGACCCTCTTGATTTGCCTCATATGTTGGAAGCTTTAGAGGATGTGGTGTCAGATGGTGACATTCCATTTGCCATCCTAATCCGTGACTTGCTTCAGATGAAAGCAAACAACGCAGACCCTCAACAAATCAAAGAGCAATACGCAAAGATTTTAAAGATAGGAACAGGCGTAGGACGTATGCTACAAATGATGCGTCAGTTGAATGGCGAATCTATCGAAATGAATGCCCGGGGCTTATTCAAAAAAGCAGAAAGAGATGGCAAGGTTATCCCAGAAGGGGGTAAGACTAAAATCTTGGCATTGGCTCAGCAACTTGATCAGTTAAAAGAAAAACTCAAGAGTGCACGTGATGCGGCTGCAACAAACCCATTGGGTGTCTCTAAGAACGATCCGACTAAAAACAACATCGAATACTTTAAGTCTGTACAAGAAGAGTACAAAGGATTGGTAGAATCTTACGTGAGTGAGCGTATGCCATATGAAGGTACTTCATCATTAACAGATTTGTACCGCTCATTGGTAAAAGGTGGATTGATGACTCCGTCTTCTTTCTCCGTGAATACGCTTTCCAACGTAACGAAATTCTTTACCAACTTCGTAGTTGACCCATTCTTGAGTCGTCCAATCAGTTTCTTAAGAAGCAAGATTACTGGTGAAGAGCAATCAACAAAGAAAGGTTTGCGCGATGCGATGCGTGGTGTGAAGTACGGATTCCCAAGTGGATTGAAGCGTGCTTGGAAAATCTTAAAGAACGGAAGTGTGATCGAAGCCTACGATAATCCAGGAGCATTTGTTCAGTCGTTCAATTCATTTAAGTCATTTGCCAACACCGTAGGAATGATTGTTTCATTGGGACAACGTAAACTAGGCTACAATGATTTGACCAACGATGAAATCGCTAGTACATACAAGATTAAACTTGATCAAGAGACAGGTAAAATCAGTACCAAGGATAGCATCAAGAAAGCGATTGAAGGTTCGTTCGGAGTTATTCCAGATGTGGTATTCCGCATTATGGGTGCGACGGATGCGGTCTTCAGAGACTACGCTTACTACAGTACTGTAGCCGAGCAGTTCAAAAACCAACCCGATAACAAGCGTATCGAAACTCAGTTGAAAGATGCTTCTATCCCGGCTGATGAAAAAACAAGGTTGCAAAAAGAACAGCGCGCATTGAGAAAAGCCTATATGGTTTTGAATAGTGATTACGGAAACGATGTGGCTAACGCCGATGCGATGCGTTATGTATATACCGTGGACAACGATGTGACCAAAGCAATTGCCGGAATCCAAAAAGGATTGTCTTCAACTGAAAAAGCGACCGGTTCTTTCTTACCTAAGGTATTGAAAGTATTGGGTACTGGTGTGGTTCCGTTTACAAAAATTCCTACCAACTATGCTGTGGAATTGATGGAATTCTTAATCCCAGAGTACGCTTTGTATAAAGTAGGAGTTCAAGGCAAGAAGAGAGTTGTACGTATGCTAAAGGGCGATACTCGTACGGCTGAGGAGATTCAATCAGAAAGTTTCACTTCTAACCGTGAGATGGATAGAATCTTGGGTCGCGCGATTGCCGGGGCTACTATTCAGTATGTTGCCGGGGCTATTGCTCAGAGCGGGGCGGTGTCAGGTTCCCCTGATGACGAGGATAACCAAGGCAAGGCTAGAACCCTAGCGTATAAATTCGAACGTCCTTATTCTATTAACTTGTCGTTGTTGAAAGCGTATTTCAACGGTGAGCGTAAAGATGCTTTATGGGATCCAGAGAATGATTTAATTGTTGATTATCGTTCATTCGGTTTGTTCGGTGCTTCTTTGTACTTGCAGAACAAATTCGCTAAGGACAGCGGTAAAGAACCAAATACAGAATTTGCAAACCGTGGTGTATTAGAAAAAGCCAACAACATGTTCTTTGGTAACTTCGGAGACGCCGGGGAATATATTTTGGACCAAACTTTCGTAAGAGGTATCAATTCATTCGCCAAAATCCTTACGGAAACTGACGAAGATAAATTAGCATCTTCTTTGGCTGACTTCACCATCACCTTGACAGCGGGTATTCTACCAAACACTTTGAGTTTCATTGACAAGATGAACCGCAAGTACATGGTAGATTACGATGCCAAAGAGGCTCCTTCATTCAAGGCGTTTGGTATGGAAGTAGAAAGCACATTTGCAACTACCTATTGGACCAAGATGGCAATCAAGTTGTCAGAAAGATGGCCAATGGGAGATCCGACCAAGTTTGTGGACTTGCCATTTGTGGAATCTCAGTTTAATGAAATCCCTGTAAAGGTTGATCCATTTGGTATGCCGGTGCTTCAGACCCCCGAAGGAAGCATAATGGGTAAGTTCTTTTACAATACTTTTGATGTGACCAAGGCAACTAGAGGCATTGCAGGATACGATGTACCCGATTGGGAAGCGTTGGTATACTACGCAACAAAGAAAGGTGAGTTCTGGGATGCGATTCCAAGTCTACCTCCTCGTACTTTGACTGACGAGCGCGGAGTAAAATACAAGTTGAACCCTAACGAATACAACAATTATGTAATGTTTAATGCGCTGAAGCGTCGTGAGTTGGTAGAGAAAGCCTTGATTAAGAATGGGGTTTACAAAAAATTCATCGACATGGAATCTGAATTGAACATGGATCAAATCAACAAAACCCCAAAGACAGGAAAGGGCAACGTGTTGTTTGGTTACGAGCAACTAGGATCGGTGTTGAGTACAGTGTATGCCGCTGCGGACAAAGCCTGTACGCTGTCTTACTTTGATTTGATCAGTTCTGAGCGTGAGAAAATGCGTAAAGACCAACCCGACAAATACAAAAAACTGGTTGAAGATGAATCTAAATCAGTGTATGGCAAAGCAATCAGTGATAAGATTTACGGTGGACTTGACGAATCTTCAGCGACCAACAACCACAAAGCAACTGCGGTAAGGCGTGTGAACAATGGTAAGGTTTCTTACCCGTACAAAATTGACGAGCAATCGGTGTGGACCAACATAACAGAGCAAGAAATTTCCAAATATGTGACTGGCACAATGGCTGATTTGCGTAATTTCACCGTAAAAAATCCTATTGTTCCCAAGTCAAATACGGTTACTTTGAAAGATGGTACTCAGATGGTAGTTGAAACCCCGGCAGCAAAAGCAATCCCAAAGGCTGCGGCCTCAGAACAAAAAGGTGGAGGAAAGCAAGTTACACTATCTGATGGCACAGTAATGATAATTGACTAATGTTTGAAATAATAATTAAATAAGGTATCTTTGATCTATGGCTTTAACTATTAACACCGCTTCATACAATACCAAAACCGGTATGTATGTTACCGAAACAACTGGTGATTATAATGCTGTAACTAACCCGGGTGGTTTTGGGTCTCCTAACGCCACCCGTGCGAATATTACAACGATCATATTTGTAATCACTCAGCCCGATGGTTCAACGGTGACCATGGACATTCCTACAACTTTTGTTACAGGAACCTCACGTGCTTACGATGTTGTAAACCCAGCAAGTGGGGCAAAGGTTACATTGATGGATGGTGTTTACACGGTGTTGGCTACGTACAACACTGGAGTCTTAACCCCTCCTGTAGTATCTGGACCATTTACAACCACTGAGTATATCTTAAGAGATTACGATTTGCGTTGCGCGATGGGTGCTTTGGCGTTGAAAGACATGAAAGGAACTGAGTATCAGAAATTAAAGTTAGCGTATGATAGAATGGCACAAGCGTTTGCGTGTGAAGATTATACTTTGACTCAAGAGTTGATGGATGATGCCAACGCATTGCTTGATGATTGTAATGGAACTTATTTCAACTGCGGTTGCGGTTGCTAATTAAATCAAAATGACAACGACTGAAGTTGGAAAAGCATTTTTGGGTCTCAGAAAATACTTCTGTGAAATTCAAAACAAGCGTTTAACTGCGTTACAATACGACGTAGCATGTGAGGGCATAGAGGATTTGGAACAGAAACTTCTTTACTACATGTTTGTGTTTGAGAGTTTAGACTGTTTTACTGCTACCGAATTAAAGGAAGTAGTAAGTAGAGCCAAAAGAGTAAGTGCAAATTGTGGATCATGTTCAGTCTCAGATGCTGAGATTGCAGCGTGGTTATTAACCGCGCAAGGAATATCTATTACAGGCAAAATATAATAATCATGAGTTATACAAGACAACAAATCGAAATGGCCGTTAAAGCAAAGGGCTACAAGTATTTTGAAAACGGTGATTTTAACATTAACATCATCGGTATCCGCAACTCATCTACTGGTAAGAAAGTTACCAATGTATTTGACGATCATTTGACTTTATCCTACAAAGAAGGTGGAGTTTGGAAGTTTTTAATATGGGCAGCGACAACCGACCCCGGCACTAAAGGCGTGAAGGAATTCCACAACGCAGCAGGTGTTGCTCGTTTGGTTCCCGGTCAATATTCTGGTTCTCACCATTTGGGTTTGCACCAAGGTAAGTACGAGGCTCTTAAACAGAAGGCTAACGTAAAAGTTTACCGTGACGCCAATAAAGATATGACTTACGATGAGTCTAAAATCCAAGAGGGGATCTTTGGAATCAACATCCACAAGGCTGGCGCAGATAGTCAGACGGTTGAGAATTGGTCTGAGGGGTGTCAAGTGTTCAAAAAGGCTGCTGATTTTGAAGCGTTTATGGTTATTTGTCGTAAAGCCGCACAGTTGGGTGGAAATTCTTTTACTTATACTTTGATTGAAAGCAAAGACATCGTAACTGAAAAAAGTACTACTGCTTAATTCTGGGGTCTCAGATGGCAACACCAGTGGAAGTAATAGCGTCCGAATTACTTAAATCTGCCATCGATGCAGAGAAACTATTCGGTAAAACGAAAGACCAATCCTATAAGGACAAGGCTGTTCGTTTACGCAGAATAGTTGTTAACTTACAAGACTTAACAATCGGAACCAGTAGTGTTGCCACACTAAATGATTTAACTGATGTAACAATCAGTGCTGTCGCTAACGGGCAGATATTAACGTACAACTCAACTACAAGTCAATGGGAAAACCAAAACCCCGCTGTTGTTTCTACCCCTACCCTAGCACAAGTAACCACAGCAGGAAACACTACCACCAATGCGATTACTGTAGCAAAGATTACTACTAATGGCTCAATCACTGCGGCCTCACTACTTGCACAAGGAGTATACTTCAACAATACACTTGTAGCAGCAGCAAACAATGACGTATTAGTAGGACTAGACATCAATCCTACCTTTACTAATGGTGCGTTTACGGGGGTACAGAACATGAGTCTTAGAGTAAATTCTCAAGACAATGCTGTTGCCGCCAGATTTGTATCTACTAGCGGAAGTTTGTACATAGTTCCAAGGCTTTCCTCTCTTTATGGTACTTATATTGGTACCCATAATTCTACACAAACTGCTCAGATTCCATTGTCTCTGAGTGCAAATAAATTCATATTTGACAACGGTAACGTCCTTATTGGAACAAGCACAGACGCAGGATACAAACTAGATGTGAATGGTACAACAAGATTTAGGGGTACAACATATTATAGTGCTGGATCTACAATTGCTGCTGTTGAGTCGGGAACAAATATATTTAACATTGTAAGTAACGACACACTAAGTATAGTAACTACTATTACAAATATAGAAAGTACAACACTGAGACTTAAAAACTCTTTTATTTATGGAAAGTTAGCGGGCGGAGGAGCAAGTTCGTTTAATTTAATAGCAGATGTTAATTCTGTTGGTGGAACAACAAATGCTATATCGTTAAGTGGTGCTTATGTTTCACAAGCAAATGGAGCAATTGATATTTTTGCAATTTCACCATCTGTTTCAATAGATAATGGAGGCGGTGATAAAACCCAACGAGTATTCAATGTATCTCCTACATATACAAACTCGGTTACATTTGGTACAAGATCATTAACGGGATTTTATTACAACCCAACAATTAGTGGTGCTGGAACTTTTACTTATCACAGAGCAATAGAGACAACTAGTGGTGATGTGTTATTAGCAACAACTAGTGGCACCGTGGTAGCAGGCGGCAATACTGTTGTAAACATGAATTATGGGCAAGTTCCAAAATTATATGTTAGCACTGGTGCTTTTTTAGATGGAATTGTTCAACTCCCAACTTCGTTAAGAATAATGGCTTCTGGTGGGGGTATCAACTTTGGACAGCAGTCAGCTCCATCTGCAAACTCTCTTTTATGGTTTGGTAATGATTCAAGTGGTGTTTATTATGGAAACTATGGATCTTTAGGATTAAGATTCTTAGTGAGTAATGTCGCCCAAATGACGATTGCCTCAAGTACGGGTAACGTCCTCATTAATACCACTACTGATGCTGGGTATAAGTTGGACGTGAATGGGACAGCAAGATTTAGTGGCAACACATATTTAGCAGGAGACATTTTAGTTTCTAATGGTGGTGGAACAAGATACATTCAATCACCTAATGGGACTATTGGATTTTTATCTTCTAATTCAACTGGTTATAATCTTTTTGCAGATAATTCCAAGGTTGGAATTAAGTCAGAACTTTACATCACTAATGATTTAAACTATAACATTGGCATAAGATTAAGGACATCTACTACTCAAACATCCCCTTCTGGTTATGGTTATGAATTAAGTTTTCAACCGCAAGTAAACCATGTTCCTACGAACATAGCAATAAGAACTTTAGATAGTACTTATGGTGGAAATACTACTGTTCCATCTCCAATATACATTTTTGGTGGTCAAAACACTACAAGTGGAACTTATGCTCATGTAGTACTTCAATCAGACTTTACAGGCGAAAGAGGTAACGTAGGTGTTGGAACTATATCACCTGCTTACAAGTTTCACATCTCATCTGCTGCGGCTGCTAACATATACGGAACAGTTCAGTCTACCAATGCAAGTGGTACAGCAGCGTGGGTAGCCTTTAACGACCAGAGCGATAACGTGGTTTATCGTGTTTTTGGTTCTGGGGCCTCAGGCACTCAAATGGGAATATCACTAGCCCGTACAGCATCTCTTATAGCAAACCTCGGAGGAGCAGGATCTTTCTTACTAGGTACATACTCAGCAACAAACTTTATAATGGGTACAGGTAACGCAGAGAAGATGCGTATCGTAGACTCAACAGGTAACATTCTCATTGCAACCACAACCGACCTAGGAAATAAACTAGAGGTAAATGGAAATATAAACTCAACTGGATACAAGATAAACAATACAGCAGGGTACACGGGTACTCTAGTTATCGTAACGAATCCCCCGGGTCAGCAAAATGTTGACATACGTGGTGGAATTATCGTAAATGTTTTCTAAATTTGTGTTATGATCAAGATTCAAGATGTAATCGTACCAACCAAAGGGACTGCAAAATACTTCAATGTTATTGCTTTGAATTTCCCAATGAACCCTTCTTCTGTTACTTTTTACTGGCAGATTTTTTCTGAGGTATCTGAGCCCGCAGATCAATCGGACGAGCAGCCAACACTAGTACCTGGCGTATCTTTGATGGACGGAAACTTAACAATGGATCAAACAACTTACAATTTATGGAACAACGATGACACTTATGTCATTGATTGGGCTATCGCACAACTCGGATTTACTAAAATTTAAAACATGATAAACTTCAACAAAAACTTATTGGACCTCGATGGCAAAGAAATCGAAAAAGCACACATCGGCAAAATTATCGGCAATGCCCTTGTAGGAGCCACTAAAGGAGACGCTTTAAAGTACTGGGGCTGGGCAACTAAAATGAATGCTGGCGAAGAATTAGACTTGGACAAAAGCGACACCGAAACACTCAAAAACTTTATTAAGGAGTCAGAAGGTTTGACTATCCTTACCAAAGCACAAGCGTTAGAATGTTTTGAATAACATCGGCTAAGATGAAACTCTCCCTTAGAGCATCAATATCACTGGGTGTGGCCATTCTGATAATGATGGTGTTCTTTGGGGTACAGAGTGCTGTTGTATTTGGATATTTTGAACCAACCTTATTAATTATAGAGTTCGGGTATGGATGTATCATTGCGTTCATACCCCTTTTCTTTTTTGCGCTGATTGAGTTTGTGCGCAAAGCGAAATACAAATCGCAGTCTGTTGACGATACATTGAAGGCGATCAACATATCAAACGCTTTAGTGGAGTTGGATTTGGAAGGCAATATTCTGAGTGCCAACAAAGTGTTTTGCGCCATTATGGGGTATTCGGCCTCAGAACTTAAAACAATCAAGCACCGGCAACTGAGTGAGCCGATGACAGACGATGAATACCGAAACTTCTGGCGCAACCTTAAACTAGGAAAATCAAACACCGGGGAATTCAAAAAAATCAGCAAGAGCGGAGAAATCGTTTGGATATACGGTAACTACAACCCAATCAAAGATCCGTACGGTGAGGTGTATCGCGTGATTAAGATTGCTTCGGACATCACCGACAAAAAGAAAATTGAAGGGGAGATCGCCAAAAAGAACAGTTACTTGGAGCATGCCGCCAAGATTCTACGCCACGACATGCATTCTGGAATCAATACCTACATCCCAAGGGGGTTATCGTCGTTGAAGCGTCGTTTGACAGACGCCCAAGTGAAAGAGTTGCGTATTGAAGGCCCGTTAAAACTTATCGAAGAGGGTTTGACTCACACTCAAAAGGTTTACAAGGGCGTTAAAGAATTCACAAATTTGGTTAAGAAAGATGCACAACTGGAGAAGACAGAGTGCAACTTGAAAGATATTTTGCATTCTTATCTGTCATCTACTTCCTATGAAAAGCAAGTAGTTATAGATGAGATGCCCATTAAATTGGTCAATGAAAGTTTATTCTGCACTGCCGTGGATAACTTGATTCGAAACGGCCTGAAATATAACGATTCGCCAACAAAGATCGTTCGTATCTTTGTGGATAATGATTATTTTGTGATACAGGACAATGGTCGAGGCATGTCACAGCAAGATTTTGCGCTGTGGTCTCAGCCCTACACCCGAAAAGAAGGACAGGAAGAAGCGGGATCGGGTTTAGGACTTAACATCTGTACTGCAATCATGGAAGAACATGGCTTCAAGATAGAAGTTGAAAAGTTAGAAATAGGCACAAAAATAAAATTAAAGATATGATCGATTCTATATTACTGGTTGACGACGAGGACTTGTTCCATTTGGTGTTTGAAGATTCATGTTCATTATTGGACATCACGCTTTCTCTTCAAAGTTTAACTTCATCAGATGAAGCAGACCGCTTATTTAAAAAGTGGTTCAACGAAGGCCCGGTAGATGAAAGACCCGAGTGTGTATTTGTCGACCTCAATATCATCGGTTCATCTTTTGACGGAATTGAGTTAATCAGAAAGATCAACACCGAGTACGGCAATGGTGTGGTGATAGGAATCATCTCTTCTTCTGACGACAAACAGGAGATTGAAAAGGCGAAGAAGGTGGGGGCTCAGTTCTGGATCATCAAGTCAGACGAAATCGAACCCCGTCTAGAGGCATTCCGTAAGGACTACGAAGGTTATAAAGACAAGACTGCTCCATTTAAAGTGTATAAGTGATATCATTCAGCAAGGATACCTGCAATGAACTGATAGCGTTATACAGAACCAAAAAGATATCGCTAGAGGGTAACATCTTAAAAGTCATTAAGGGTGGGGATGCTGAGTTCTTAAAGTACGTCGAGGACGCCAAGCAGAGGGACAACGACACTAGACGAAAACGCTTAGAGATCACCAAGCAGGTTCAACAGCAGAACAGAGAGTTAGTTGAGAGCCAGGTTGACAGGGACAAACTGATGGCAGAATTACAGGTGGCGCTGTCAGATGCCGAAAAACTAAAAGACGCCGCTGTAGAGGATCTAGAGACACATCAAAAAAGAACACAGTTCGAATTGGTAGGCTTGATTGTTAAAGTTGCATTAGGTATTATCGGTACTGTTGCATTTCTCACATCTATTTTATACTTTTACGTCATATCTAAAGGGTTGGATGCCAAGATCATAGAGAGCACTTGGTCGAACCTTTTTGGTATATTGCTAACGAATTCATTTTCTATCATAGGAACAATCATGGGAGTTAAATACGCATCGGGTGAAAAGGGGTGATCAAGAGTGGATGGACAGCATGAATCACATCTGCGACAGCCTCGCGGAAATGATGCACCAGAAATTTCTTAAGGACATGAACAAGGTCGATGATGCAAACGCTTTGCAATCGTCAACTGTTGAACCTTTGGATACGGATGCTAACTGGTACATGAATGCTCAGAGTTACTTGGTACCAGCATTTTTTGTTATTATGCTTACGTTATTTATATTTGGCGCGATGACTTTATTCGATACTCGCAAGGCAAGTAAGAATAAGCATAAGTTAAAAGTTTTGGATTTTTTAGATGATGAAGATCAATCAAAATAGAAATTATTTATATTTGTAGTATGCAAGATATATTCTCACGCACATTAGACTTTCAGAGCGGTTTAACCGGCTGTAAAGTTATCTCTGGTACATCAGCAAATACTGGAGGATTCCAAGGTTTCGTAGTTAACGCAGACGCTGTTATTGCAGCGGTTTTGAATCCTGCGGGGACAGATATTACTTCTGCTCTTGGACTCACTGGAGTAACTCTTAAACAGGGCATGTTGATCACGGCTGCTACTGGCACATTCTTCTCTTCAATCACATTGACTAGCGGTAGTATTGTTGCTTATCTGAAATGATCGGGTTCGGCCTAAATATTGGTAATCGGGGAGTCTTTGGTGCTGGTGGTGGTTCGGCCTTCGACGCCGACGCTCAAGCATTCTTTGATAGAGTGACGGCTGCGGGTGGAACATTAACCACCACCGAAAAGAACGCAACCAATCAATTGGTGTTAGATATGAAGTCGGCAAGTATTTGGACACCTATGAAAGCCATTTATCCAATGGTGGGGGCAAGTGCTGCGGCGTGTGCTCAGAATTTAAAATCGTCAAGTTTTACAGGTACTTTTACAAGTGGCGTAACCTTTGCGAGTACAGGCGTAACGGGAAACGGAACGAGTGCGTATTTTAATACTGCATATAATCCCGTAACACAATCGGACTCACAAACAAGTTTTTATATGAGCGTTTACATTAGAACAAATAGTAATGCGGGTAATCCTTACGATATTGGTAATGCTTTATTGGCTTCATCGGGTACAAAGTTTACAGGAATAATCACAAGGTATGTATCAAATACGCAATATATCGGTGTTGCCGACCCATACGGCACCTCGAACGCTTCTACTGATTCTCGTGGATTTTATTCGGGTGGGACAAATGGTAGTTCTACGCAAATTTTATACAAGAATGGAACTAATGTATTAAGTGGCACTTCCGCACAACAAGGTTTTCAAAGTAACAATTTGTGGGTAATGGCCGCAAACGATGTAGGCGGTTTTGCAACATATAGTAATAAAGAAAACGCATTTGCAAGTATTTCAACGGGTTTATCGCCTACACAAAATGCTAACTTTTACACCGCAGTACAAACTTTCAACCAAACCTTATCTCGCCAAGTAGGTGCACAAATCGTAAGCGATGCAGATGCACAGGCATACATTGATAGAGTTTATACAGCAGGTGGAACTTTGACCAATACAGAAGCCAATGCAGTCAATCAATTAACGATTGACATGAAAGCGGCAGGTATATGGACAGCGATGAAAGCAGTTTATCCTATGGTCGGTAGTTCGGCTGCTGCTTGTGCTCAGAACTTAAAATCATCAAGTTTTACGGGTACATTTAGTAGTGGGTGGACTTTTGCTAGTACGGGGGTTACGCCGAATGGAACGAGTGCTTATATGGACACTACTTTTGTGCCTAATACTTTTAGCACAAACAATGCACATTTGTCATTTTATTCTCGTACTAATTTAGCAACAGGTACAAGATGGGATATTGGTAGTTTGTCAAGTGACTCAACAAATAATCCAGAATTTTCATTAACATTTGCAAATTCTTTTGAATCAAATAAGATGTGGGGGTCACTTGGGAATTATAATCAACCAGCATCTTTATTTGTGGGAATATATAATGGATTTGGAAATATTAATAGAACTTCATCAAGTGTACAAACTTTATTTCGTAACGGAAGTTTATTAAATACAAATACAACCACTAATGTTTTAACTAATGATACAAATCCTCTTTATATTGGTGCATCAAATTTGGGTGGAACTGCACAAAGATTCTCAAATCGTGAATGTGCATTTTCATCAATCGGTGACGGATTAGACAACACCCAAGCATCCAACTTTTACACATGCGTACAAACATTTAATACAACCCTTTCTCGCCAAGTAGTTTAACAAATATGTCTACACTGTTGTATATTTGTGATATGGGAAGACAATGGTCAACAATGAAACCATTAGATGCTAACTACATTGTTAGCAACTATGGTAAGAAAACCGTACAGCAAATTGCAACTGATTTAAACGCAACCACAGACAGAGTTCGCAGGGTGTTAAAAATGCAAGGCGTACCAATGATGGGCAAATCTGAAATGTATGCCAACATCAAGCAATTAAAGTTTGATTACGAGGATGCTTTGTGCGAGGATTATAAAAATGGTCTTTCACAAAATGGTTTAGTAAAAAAATACAAGATTGGTGCAGACAAAGTAAAGTTTTTGTTGGATAGAAATGGCGTTGATAGGTTAAAAGGCAAAGGTGCTTTTATGACAAAAGTTTGGGCAAATGGAAAACGCCAACCAAGAAATTGCAATAAGGGTGGAACTCAAGACATTCACAACGCCTTGTTTGGTAGATGGAAATCAAATGCTAAATCAAGAAATTACCCATTCACTGTGAGTATCGAATACTTGCAAAGCGTTTTGGAATCTCAAAATTATAAATGTACATTAACTGGCAGCAATTTGTTATGCCCGAAAACATACAATGAAAAGCGTCAAATGACATCTAACCCTTATTTAGTATCTTTGGACAGAATACAGAATGACTTGGGTTATGAAGAAGGCAACGTTCAATTTGTTTGTGTATGGGCAAACAAAGCGAGAGGCAGTTATGACAGCAATACATTCAAAGAAATAATCAATAATCTTAAATTATGTCAATAGGCTATAAATTATCAGAATCAGAATACAACCAAGTACAGGGGCAGTATTACACCGAATACCAATTTTTTAATTGCGTAGTAGATGCAGAAGGTATTTACTTCTTATTTCTCTCTACTGAGGACAAGATCGCCCTTGTGAACACGCAGTGGGCTTGGATCCTTTCTCTTCCAGAGGCAGAGTACGTACCACCAACACCACCACCATTTCCCCCTACTGAATAATGACTGCTCCTAAAAAAATATCGACCAATCCTTTGCCGATTTCGTTTTCGGATTTCAAAAAGAACCCGATTGCTGCTGTAGCATTTTGTATGTTAGTTGCTGTTTCGTATTTGTACTACGATGTAAAAACCAGTTATTCAGCACAGATTGATAATGCGAATGCAAAGATCACAGCATTGGAAATAAAGGTAGACAGGATGAGTTCAGCATTAAAGAAATCTGACTCCGCCCTCGCTGCCGCCATTACTGAATTGAGAATCATTAATACAGTCAAAAAATTATGAAACACGTACTAATTATATTCTGCGCCTTGTTTTTGCTAGGAGAATTAATTTTCCCGGTAAAGGCTTTAAACTCTCCCAATGTCGATGAGATTGAGGAGATGTTGAAAAATGTCGAGAGCAACATGAAAATGGCCTCTGAAGTTACATCTGTCGCTAAGAAGCAAGGGGAGAAATTGGTAGAAACAAAAGTTGTAGAAAAGGCAGAGTTAAAAGAAGCGGTAGTAAACGCTGAGGCTAAAGTAGAAGTCATGGAAAAAAAGAACGAAGTTTTCGTACAGCGCATGGTGGAAATTGGCTTAGATACAACTACTGCCCCTTCAGAAGAGGCCAAGTTAGCGGGACCGATCTATGATGAGTGGTTAGCGTACAGAAAAAATGGTGGAAAATCAGATTTTGAGTACTACCGTTTGTACAAAAAATAATTTGTAAATTGAATTCAAAGTTATATTTTTGATATATGAAAAAATTAATTGGATTTATTAGCGGAATGTTTACTGACGAAAAGGGTAAACCATCGTCTAAAAGATTCGTAGGAATCGTTGCTGGTTTGATGTTGTGCATCACCATGTATGAAAACTCATTTACTGAGGCTCACTTTGCTCCTGCTGAATCATTGGTGAACGCTGTTGCTGCTTTAGCATTCGGCTGTTTGGGTTTGGCTAGTGCTGACAAATTCTTCGGAAAGAAGTCTGATGGCGAAGGATAATCCCATACCGAAGACTACAAAAGGCAAAAGTGCCAACTACCTACCTACTAAAAAGGGGGCGGGTATGACGGCAAAGGGCGTAGCAGCCTATAAAAAAGCAAATCCTGGCTCTAAATTAAAAACCGCAGTGACTGGCGAGGTAAAGGCAGGGAGTAAAGATGCAAAAAGACGCAAGTCTTATTGTGCTCGTAGTGCAGGGCAGATGAAAGATTTTCCCAAGGCGGCCTCAGATCCTAATTCAAGACTGAGACAGGCCCGTAAAAGATGGAAGTGCTAATGTTTAACTGTAATTTTGTTCAGCAAAAGTTAATGGAGATGAATGCCAAGACTCCCAAACAAGGTGGCAAAGTAAAAGTTAAGAAAAACAAACCAAAGAAATGAAAAAACCAATAAAGAAAGCCGCTGCTAAGAAGATTTCTGAGTACGGAGGAATGGAAAAATATGCTTCTAAAGCCGCTATGAAAAAGCACGAGAAAGTGGAAGGCAAAAAGGTTGAGAAGAAAGAAAAAATGATGTTTACTAAAAAGAAAAAATAATGGCTATCGAGAAACCAATTATCGGAGCAAAGAAAAAAGCCGCTAAGGCTAGAATGGCCGATGTAAAAAAAATCCCATCTAGGGGTTTAGCACCTACTGACAAATCAGTAGCGAAAAAAAATGCCGCTAGTGAAACAAGTAAAATAAAACCAAAAGGTATATCTGCAAAACCAATGACTGAATTTCCAGATAGTCACTTTGGTGCAGTTCCAACAAGTATGTCTGGCGAAGGAATGGATGTTTATGCTGCCCATATGGGGGATCATGCCAAGGCAGTTAAGAAAGGCGTTAATAAAATTAACATGAAAAAAAGAATGTCTCCTATCGAAAGAGATATTAAAAAGCAAGCCATAATGAAAGCATATCAGTCTGGTTCTGCTAAATCAACCAAGGCTGCTCCAAAAAAGCCAATGGCTAAAACAAAAAGCAAAAGCATGCCCGTTAAGAAATCAACGGCTAAATCAACAAAGTAATGGCTATCAAGAAAGCACAACCAAAGCCAGTGAAGAATACGGGATCAAGTATGTTCGACTATCAAAATATTTATAGCGGAGATCCTAAGAAACACCCAGGGATTGCAAAAGCAAAGGCGGATAAAGTAAAAGCAGCCGCTGCAATTGCGGTTTACAAAAAGAAATCCGATGCGGCAAAAGTGAAAGCGATTACCGTAGCAAAAGTTAAAAAGAAAAAGTAATGCCACTCGGGAAAAATGTTTCACAAAACGTCAGAGAACTGATGAAAAAGAACAAGGCTTATGCAAAACCTGGAGGGAAAAATCCACGGAGCAAAAAACAAATAATTGCTATAGCAATAAGTGCTTCTAAAAGACCAAAGAAAAAGTAATGGCAGGCAAGGCAAAACCCTCAAAAGAGTTAGCGAAGTGGAAACCAAAAGCCAAGCGTAGTCGCCCGGGTGTGGTTTCTAAAAAGAAAAACAGCAAACTCAAGTCAAGTAAAAACTATCGTAAGGCGTACAAAGGTCAAGGATGAAAAAGGGTTTGTACGCCAACATAAACGCTAAGAAAAAGCGTATTGCAGCCGGGAGTGGCGAGAAGATGAGAAAACCGGGGACAAAAGGTGCTCCGACAAACAAAGCATTCATCCAGTCTGCAAAAACAGCAAAGAAAAAATGACGCAAGGGTTTTTATTTGGAGTAATTTTCTGTATAGTTCTATGGCTATTGGGCTATGCCGTTGCCAGTTATAAGCACAAATCATGAAGTTTCTTACACCAATTTTACTGGCGATCTTAATCGGTTTGCTGGGTTATCAGATGTTCTTTCAGAAGGAGCCAGATACTAAAAGTGAAATCCTACATTATTTGGATTCAATTGAAAAGCACAACGAAGTCGTATTCAGCAAAATAGATTCACTAGACCGGCTGAAGCACGAGGAATACAAAGTCTACGAACAACTCAATTTAAAATATGACACAATTCAAATTGCTATTGACACTATGCCTGACATTGATGGCACAAAATATCTACTCACAATCAGTAGACAGCTTACCCTTAAAGGAGTTGAATAATGAATTCCTCAAAGGAATAAAGGCTCGAGAGAGAGTGGTAAGTCTGAAGACCATCATTCTATTAGACAGTCAGCAATTGAGTTTGTACAAGGACACAATCGTTCCAAATTACAAAAAGGCACTGGACACCTGCAAGTACGAGATCGTTCGTTTAAACGGGGTCATTGATCGCAAGGACCAGGCAATGAAGTTTTACAAGTACGGGTTTATTGGAACCACCGTACTTTTTATTTTAAAGTTAATTATTTGACATGAGTTTTGAAGAAAAGGTAAATCCCGCTTATTACAAGAACGGGAAGGTAGAGTGCATTGATGCGATCGAGGCGGCTACAATTAACAAAACAGGCTTAGAAGCCTATTGCACAGGCAATATTATTAAGTATCTTTGGAGATGCGAGGAAAAGAATGGTTTAGAAGACATTGCTAAAGCCAAGTGGTATTTGGATAAACTATACGATCAGATGAATAAAAATGAATAACTTAGAATCACTATTTAAAAAACTAGAGGAATTGGTAGCGTGGCATGATTACTATAACCAACAGCAAAATCCTATCGAAGCAAACAAAGTTCAAAAACAAATTGAACAGTTAAAGAAAACAATTACTGAAATAAAAAATGGACAAACTAAAAGCGTTTCTCAAAAAGGTCAACATAACTGAGGACGAAGCGATTGAACGCATTCAAGTTCAGATGTTTGACCCAGCCAAAGATTTCTATGGAACTTTGGTATCCGCATCCCGTCAGTTGATGGATGCAGTCAAAAGCAAAGAGATTGATTTAGATGACCCTTACTACAAGGCTTTATTCCAGTTGCTACAGGCAGGGGATAAAATCAACAAGAGTCTGAAACTCGCCCAACTAGAGGCATATCCTTCCGAGGAAGTAGTCGATAGCGAAGTATCGTTTATCGATCGCATGGCAGGTAAGAAAAAATAATGGAAATCCTAACTAAACAGAAGAGTTCAAAGTTCGTCTACGAGGATTGGGCGGCTAAATACCTCATTAACCCCAACGCCACTCGCAAAGAAAAGGATATCTGGTGGAACACCGAGATGGAATTCTGGCGCACCGGCCGATTTGGATTGACGGGGGCTCAGTATTTCTTTCTGAGTCAGGCTACAATCAAGGAAGCCACGGGTCTCAGAATCAAACCTATTTGGCGTGACTTGGACGATTTGATCTACCAATCTTACGACGAAGCCAGAAATACATATTGGGATTTGATGGTTACCAAACGACGTGAGGCAGGTTTGTCTCTGACCTTTGGGGGAGTGATTCCTGTATGGATATCATTGACCAATCCCGGATCTACTTCTCTGCTCACCTCCGCGGATAAAACGCGACTCGAGGAAATGTTCAAGGACAAGACTCGTGTAATCTATGATGGCTTGGACGATTACATCCGACCTTCGGTTATTAGTACACGTCAGAGCGGTTACCTGCATATGGGTCAGTTGGATCAAAAGACAGGAGCAATCTCTGGACTTGACTCAAAGATTATTACCCGTGACACGGTGGATAGCCCTCAGTCATTGGAAGCGTTTCGTGCGATGCATATCTTTTTGGATGAGTTCTTTCTTCATCCTAAGGCAGATGTAGTGTATCGTTCGGCACAGGCGTCAACAAAGAAAGGTTTCATGAAGGTGGCTCCTATTGTTATGGGAGGAAGTGCCGGGGAATCTTCGGTGATAGGTCAGAAGAAAGGAGCAGAACTTTGGCGGAATGCGGAAACGATCAAGATGCTTACAGTTTTCTTGCCGGGATGGATGGGTATTACGGCGGCGCCAGAACTTGATGCAAGAGGTAAGGAAACAGGAAAGATAATTAACTTCTGTCCTAATGGATGGAGTGATGAAAAGATTGCTACTGAGTGGATTCTGAGAACCCGCGACAACTTAAATAAACTTGAGGATAAGAGTTTCTTGGATTCTTTCATCAAACAGTATCCATTGGATATCCAGGAAGTATTTAGTGCCAATGCAAAGGGTGCTTTACCTGCGGATGTGATGGCTAAATTAAACGAGCAAGAAAGGATTATTCTCGGAAGCCCCCCGCCAATAGAAAAGTGTAACCTGTCGCGCGATGTAAACGAAAAGTTGCAGGTGAGTCCAGTACAAAACGGCAAGATTCTGATTTTGGAACGCTTCAACCCGCTTCACAAATACATCTGTGGCATGGACCCGATTCCATTCGTCTCGTCGAAGTTGAATGATGGCTCTGACAATTGTATTGTGGTGAAGAATTTAGACACCAACCGCTACGTTGCTATTTACAAAGAGCGCGCGCTGGACCCAGATATCATCATGCACAACAACATCCTGCTTCAAGATTATTATGGCAAGGCAAAGGTGATGATTGAAGTAAACCGAGGAGGTGTAATCCTCGATCACTATAAACAGCGTAACAGACTCGATCTCTTGGCACAGCGACCATCGCTACTGGGAAAGGTTTTCGTTAGCGGAGAACGCTCCTTTGGATGGTATAAGAACGATCATACAGGAGAGAGAGCCAACTCATACATCATCGATTACTTAAGAAAGTACTGGGACTCAGTTTATTTTATGGAAATCATTGAAGAGGCCAAACTTTACCTAGTAGACAACACGGATATCGTGGATGCTATGGTCTCAGCAGAAATTTACCACCGACAGATCATCGAAAAAGGTAAACGGGATACTGGACCCGAGTTAGAGGTCAAGAAAATCCCGTTCATTGAGATGGTAGACGGCCGAGCCGTTAGGGTGTGGAAAGAGATTCGTGTGGAACGACGGTAACAAGGATGTCTTCTTTTACCTTCTCGTAGACTTTGGCATAGTGCTTCGAAGACTGCATGAAATTTTCATGTTGCTTTACCGAATGAATCACTGTGCTGTGGTCTTTGCGGAAGATCGTTCCAATCTTTTCGTAGGTGTAGTGTAGTTCGTTCCTCATATAATACATGACCTGCCTTCGACAATCTACAAACTCTTCCTTTCTTCTGTTGCCACAGAAATCCAATATGGAAATCGTGTGTACTATGCACGCACAATCAATGACCTGCCTATCGATCGTCTTCAGCACGTTGTAGACGATGATCATGCTCGGTCGTTGGGGTTTGGTAGTGATAGGATTCAGCGTACGATTTTTATACTTTAGGTAAAAGGCATTTCTATTGATCGCGCGAATGATGCGATTCGTTTCTAAGGAGTCGAGTTCCAGTTGGTGAACTACTAACTCCAATATCTCAGCGGTAAATTCTGCTACGGTAGGCATTTAAAATAAGGTTAATTGTTTGGGTTCGATTTCATCAATGATTTTGTAGCATTCCCGAAAGTAAAATTCGTAATGCAGATTGTAATCTTCGAACTTGGGTACGCTAAAGTACCGGTTGAACAAGACAGTTTTTTGGTTGGCTAGAAGGTGGTGTACTCGTCCGTCTTCGCATACTTTGAACGAAGTGCCCCCGTCTTTCGTTGTCGAGTAAAACCGAAGAACTTTGCCGTGATTCTCCGTAATAACTGTGTTTTCCTTCGAGTAGTTGTACTCGGCATGCCAGCCTTTAGTCGCTTTATATCTTCCACAAAAATCATATATGTTGGTGTTTTGTTTTACAGTTGTTTCTATTGGTATGTTGTTTAAAAAGTATTGTTCTAATGCTTTGGCTACTACTAAAAATGAATTGTCTTTGTGAAAGTCTTTTACCGTTTCAAAGATACCCTTTCGTTTAATT